ATACTCATCTTCTAATTTTTCTTTTGCCATAATTTAAAACTCGTTTTATATCTTATTGTTGTACTGTACTATAATATATATGTAACTCAAACATTTATAATACAATTTTTGAAAAAATAGATTATGACCAAGAATAACTACCTTCTGAACCAGTTAATACAGATACTCCAGCTTCAAAACTTTCTGGAAGTGTGTCAATTGTAATTTTATCTCTTCCACCATAATCAAATCCATCTGTTGGTAAACCCCATGTATTATCTGCCTCTGCTATTGTAAAATGAGTAACAGGGTCACCTGCAACATCTTCCCAAGTAGCGTATTCGTCACTACCTGCCCACTCAACAATATTATCTTCTTTTCTTCTAACTATTAAATATGCCATTATATGTCTCCTTTTAGTTTATATGTAATAAATATAGTTTTTTTAAATAAAAAACCCACCTTGTGGGGTGGGTTAATCATTTTGTAATTTCTATTTACAATCCGTATATTAAAATTGTAGTATTGCGTAATCGTAAGTAAGTGTCATTTCTACTGTTGCTAAGTCTTCACCTGCGTAATCCATGTCTGAAAAGTTAGCCGATTGAATGTATGCACCTTTAAGTGTCCACTCTTCTACTTTATCACCAACAGGACCCAAACTGTTAAATGTGATATCTTTTTTATAGAAATCAGAGTATCCATCTCTACCTGTTACAGATTCGTGATGTAGTCTTACCCACTCCATTGTTGCTTGTGCAGCGGAAGGTACGACTGGGTCGTATAAAGTGATTGCTAAATCTTGCCACTCAGAACGACCTTTTACATATCTTCTAACATTGATATGGTCGATGGTAACTTTACCATTTTGAATTTCTGGTCTGGCTGCCGTTTTCACCAAGTATGCAGGGATTCCTTCGATGTACATGATGAACCTATTTGACATTTTAGGTTCAAAGTTGGTGAACATTATTTCATTTGGGTCTAATAATTGTGCCATTTAATTCTCCTATTTCTCTTTCTAATAAATAGTCTTTATCTAATTTTTTATTCAGGGAACGCTGCGCCTGTTGGTAGTACATTGAAATCAAGTACTATAAACTCTGCAGTTTTCGCTGGTTGAATAAAGATTTCTCCTTTTAAGATGTTTCTATCTATAATATCTGGTGTATTATTTGATTCGTCCATAATTACTCGGAATGCGTAAAGACCTTGTCTTTGTTGTACTGATTCTAAGTATGGGTTAACAATACTTAAGAATCTGTTTCTTGTTGCTGCCGTATTATTTTCGAATAGTAAATACCTTGAAGATGATGCGATGAACTTCTTCAATGCGATTAACAATCTTCTAACATTAATTCTGTCAAGAGCTGATGGTCTAGCTTGAAGTGTCTTCTGACCAAATACCGTAGCACCTTGTCCAGGGAATGTAGCGATTGGGTTAATTCTATTTTCGTATAATGTATCTCTCTCGTCATGAGTTAATCTTGACTTAACTTCAATTACATTTGATAAACCACCTCTATTTAAACCTGCTGGTGCGAACCATGGTTCAGCAACTGCGTCATTAAATGCGATAACACCTGGTAATACAACACTTGGTGTTACCCAAACTGGTTTATTTTTATCTGTATCAAGGATTTTAACCCATGGATGATAAGTACCAACATAATTTGAGTCGAATGAACTTAGTGAGTTAACTACTGTTGAGATTGAATCTGAATAAGACCCCGCGTCCATTATATAGAATGCGTCTTGTCTGTCTTCACACATATCTTTTGCAAAAGTAGTTACTGATACGTGTAGTCTATTGATAACACCTGGTATTACTAATAGGTTCATATCATACTCATCAGGATTTGACATTGCGTTAATAGCTTTTCTAAATGCGACTGTACCATCTGCGGTTGCTGATGACATATCGAATCCTTGCATATTACCTGCTACAATACTTTGTCCTGTAAGTACTGTTCTGTTTGGTGCGAATCCATCGAAACCACCTTGGAATGGTACTAAGAATTTTTTATTGTCTATAATTCCATCTGTCAATCCAATTGTAGCACCATTTGATGTACAATTACTTAACAAGAACTTGTTACCAACAGTTTCAGAGTTTGAATCTGGAGTTGGGTTTAAGAAGTTCAAGTTATCTGTTGAACCAAAGTCAAAAGAATAACCTAAGAATGCTCTCTTGTTAAATTCATTTGAAATTGATTGGTCAGTCACATAAGTTGGTGAAGGTAGTGTGTGTCCACTATGGATTGGCGATTTTACTGCTGAGAATCCAAATGGTACAAGACTTGAGTCGATTGAACCTTTATCTACATCACTATCAACTTCTACTCTAATGTGTTTAGATGCGTTTGGATAATCTCCATTTGAAATAACTTTACCATTTGCGTCAACAGTAAGGTATTTGTCACCTATTCTTCTCTTAATATAGTTTGGTGAATTAGGGTCTAAGTTAAGTCCACTAAATTCTTCTACTATATTTGGTCTAACATCACTATCTTGAATATTGAATCCAAATACTGAGTTAGCAATCTTAGCCGTATCAACTCTTCTTACTATTACTGAGAATGTACCAAAGTCTGAACCTGGTACTTCATTAGCTGGCTTAATATCTCTAATACCAATTTTAAACTCATAGTTTGTCGGTGTACCATGAGACAAAGTATGGAATCTAAATAGGTTATTAGTAATACCTGCTACATCTTGTGATATAATATAAGGAGTAGTTGCTTCAGAGTATGCTTTTGTATAGTCAGTTGTTCTAAATGTATCAACTACTACTTTTACATTTGAGTCTGTTGCAAAAGATGCGGATTGGTAAGTTTTAAAGTTTAAGTATAGGAAACCATGTCTATTATCACTTACAGGGTTAGGACCGAAAGACTTCCCAATATAATTGTTGGCAGTTGGGTTTAGTGAAGCCGTTGCGATACCATTTGATAATGCGTTAGCACTTCCTGATAATGAGTGTAATGCTTCAGACGAACTTAATGAAAGTGCGAATTGTGAAGCTGATATAGTAGTACTTGCGTCATTAATGTTTGCTAAAACAGAGTTATCAAATGAACCTGTTGAATTTTTTACTGCTCCAAATGGAACTTTTGTAGTTGGGTGTATTACTGCTGCAACACTTTGGTTTTGAGATACACCTGAACCTGATAAGGTTAATATTAGAGGTTCAACTGAGTAACCACTCTGTCCTAATACTCTAACAATAGTTGCAGTACCAGCGTCCTCTAAATATGATTGTGCAGTATATGGTAAATATGAATTTTCTGTCAACCCACCAAATACTTGCGTAAATTCTTCGAAGGACTCTACCTTTGTTGGTACAAATGCTGGTCCTTTTATACTTTGTCCTATAAGTGCAGCTCCGATTTCCCCAATACCTTGAGGTAAAAATGAGAGGTCTTTCTCTCTTGTGAATACACCTGGACTAACAATTCTTTCTGCCATTATTTTCTCCTAAATTAAATCTTTGGGTTTACCTTTATATAAATACCCTAAAAATTTTGAAAACGAGTAGTTATTTAGCTGGTGTGAAAGTATTGGTAGGGACATCATATGTTCCTTGACCATATTTCTCTCTCAACTCATCGCCAAATTTTCTTTCATCGTCTGCTAATTCTTTGTAAGCTTTCAATAATTCTACCTTTTCAGTCTTTAAACTTGTAAATTGTTCATCTAACGCAGTAATACCGATTTCGATTTCACCCATTCTTGATGTTATTGATAATACTTTACTTTGAATTTCTGCAATTTTCTTTTTTTCTTCTTCTGAAAAACTAATTACTTCTTTTTCTTTCATAACTCTAAATTTTAATATTTCTACTTATATAAATATGGAAAAATTATTCATTACCACTCTTTTTAGGAATTTTGTTTCCTGAAAGGGTAGGGTCTTCACTAAATACTACTTTTCCTTTTGATATTCTTCTCTTTGTATTATTATTTAATCCTACAAACTCTGGTACAATATATGCTTTAGCTATTAAAGATATCGTTGCCTTAGTAATTCTATCTTGACCCATTTCTGCAACAGTTTCAAAACTATATGAATCACCTTTTATTACAAACTTATATCTATCACCAAAAGACCTACCTTGAAAAAATACAATTTGCTCTACAACCTTGTTTACTTGTTCCATATAATCACACCAAACTACTACTTCATATTGTAAATCAACATAATCTGGTCTTTCAACAGACATAAATTCTTTTTTAGGAGTTTCACCTGTTAGTATTGAAAATTGGTCATATCTATTTGTTTTAGTATATTTTCTTTCAAATGCTTGATGTGCGTCTTCGTTTTGTGCAACTTTTAGTTTTGATAATTCTGTATTAATTGAAAGATTATCTCTTTTAAAAACTATAACGGGTGTAAGTATCATTCCGTTATCATCTTTCATAAACCCATCTCTTTGTGCACTTGCCCATTTTTCAGGTGAAGCGTACATTACAGGTACAGGAAAAAATCTACCATCATCTTGAACAGTTGGTCTTACATCTTTTTCTAAGAAACTTTTAAATGCAGAATCAACATCATATATACCAACACTTACATTTTTTATTTTATCTTGGTCTCTTCTTACTTGTTTCGCCTTATTTAATTTAGGGTCAACAGATGTAGAAGATTGTGTCTGTATAATCTGAGGTTTTGATTTGTCTTCGTTTCTATATTTTGTTGCCATCTTATAGTCCTATTGGTACTTCGTTATCATTTTGATTTGAATTACCAAATCGTGTTTCTACTAATTTAATACTTGATTGTCTCGTTACATGAGTATCACATATAATAGATACATTTAAACCTTGAGTATCACCACCATCCCAATATTTAGGATTTTTACCTGCAAAATACTGATATGAATATGATGCGTCTATTAAATGATATTCATTATTCCATTGTATAATATCACCAACTTCAGGTACCAAGTCAATATCTAATAACGAATCTCTTAAAAATCTGAATTGGACTTCACGCTGATATGATTGACCAAACTCATCTGATATTT